CGCCGTCGCGATTGCCGCGCTCACCGCGGACTTGTGGGCCAGCGTGTCGGCAAAGTGCCGGTTGATGACCGCCTTGGCCTCGTTGACCATCGTGATCGCGGTCGCGGTGTCGGTCGCAGTCGCGCTCGTGATGGTGTCCGCGGTGGAGGTCGGGTCGGTGTAGTCACCGACCGATGCCTTCGTCGTGACGGCCGCGTGCTTGTTGTAGAACAGCGCGCGCAGCTTGTTCACGCGGTCCGCCAGGTCCGCGAAGTTGTTGTTGATGGCGGCGTCGGCGCCCGAGCCGGAGATGGCGGCAAGCGTGCCGTCCACCGAGCCGCCGGTGCTGTCCGTGAGCGCGCCCGGGTCGGCCGTGGCCGAAGGCTCGCTGAGGTCGTTGAACGCCTTCGTCAGCGCGTACACGATGACGTCGGGAATCTTTCGGATCGCTGCACGAAGCATGGTCGTGGTCCTTCAGGTTGGAATGCCTGCGGAGGTGGTGGACCCGGGGCACGAGCCCACCACCCCCGCCTCTCTTTGACTAGTCTTCGGCGCCGGCTCAGGCCGCGAGCGCCACGTTCTTGCGACACCCGAAGGCGTTGCGGCGACGGACCTTGAGTTGCAGCGTCGAGCGGACCATCGCCTTGTCGGCGGCGCCCGTCTTCGCCAGCTTCTCGTACACCATGCCCAAGAGGACCTGGCCGAAGCCGTCGTCTGCCTGCACCATCCGGTAGACCTCGTCCGGCACGCCCGCGGGCGGCAGGTACTCGACCTCGGCGTAGTTGGTGTTGCAGTAGTAGATGCGCCCTTCGGGGACGCGGCGGCTGCGCACGAAGTAGCAGCCCTCCACGTCGATGGCGCCCTGGTTGCCGCCCATGTTGGGCCCGATGCCGCCGGTGAGGCGCACCGCGCCGCGCGCCGTCTCGATCTCCTGGACGTACCGACGGGTCGCATCGAACAGCGAGCCCACCGTGTTGAACGTCTGGGTCCCGACCAGCGCGATGTCGGGGATCTCGCCGCAGGCGTCGTAGATCGAGCCCAGGTCCTTGCGGACCAACGCCAGCGACAGCGGAGTCGCGACGCCCGGGTCGACCACGTAGGGGTTCCAGTCGGTCGTGACCGCGCCGTCGATGCCAGCGTAGCTGTTGCCCGTGGTCCCGATGGCGTTTCCGAACCCGTTGATGAGCGTGCCGGTGCCGGCGCCGACGTGGATGTCACGCTCGATCTTGTCGGCCAGCAACGCGGTCGAGTTGACCAGGTTGCGAGCCCAGAGTGCCTGGTTGCCGACCGGCGTCCGGCTCGACTTCGCCGTGTCCATCGCCAGCGACGTGACGTGGAAGTTCCGGCGGTACAGGCCCCAGTTCAGGGTTGCGGACGCCTGCGCGTCGCTGCCGAAGTTCGCGGCGTCCGCGCCCTCGGCGTAGTTCTCGGCATCCTCGCTGGAACCGAACTCGGGAACCCAAGCGCAGTTCTTGCCCTCGCCAGGGACGATGGGGAACAGCTTGAGCACGATGACGCGCCGGTTGATCTGCCGGACGATGTCGTCGCGGTAGTTCTGAGCCAGCGTGATGAGAGAAAGCGTTTGCGGAACGTCTGCCATGGTGGCGGATCTCCTTGTGTGCCCCGCGGAGGGGGTCGGGTGGGTTCAGGGCTGACCTGGGCACCGCGGGGCACGCGGTGACCTCAGAGCATCGAGCCGCCGCCGCTGAGCCCGAGTTTCTCGGCCAGCGCTGCGGCTTGTTCTTGCGACCGACGGATCTTCTCTTCGTCGGTCTTGGCGGGGCCGTCGTAGACGGGGAGCCCGTTCGCATCTCGGCGCGTGTCGCTGCGTCGAGTCTTGGCGGGGTCGTCTGCGCCCTTGCCGCCGGGAGGCGGGAGGAACGGAGCGAACTCCTTCGACTTGACCAGCTCCTTGACGCCGTCCTTCAGGTGCAGCTTGTCGCCGTCGACCAAGAGCAGCGGTGCGCCGTCCTCGTCGAACTCGACTCGCTTGTCCGCGTGGAAGAGCAGCTTGGCCGCCGCGTCGAGCATGTCGGCGCGGACGTGCGGCTGAAGCTCGGCGCGAAGGGCGTTGAACGCCTTTTCGTCGCGAGCCTTGAGTTCCGCTTCCTTGCGGGCCTTCGCCTCGGCTTCGAGCTTCTTGGTGGTCTCGTCGAGCTGCTTGCGCATCGCGAGGATCTCGGGGTCCGGAGCCTTGTCCTTCCCCTTGTCCTTGTCGTCGCCCTCGGCCTTGGTCTTCTCGGCGTGAGCCTTGAGCGCCTCTTCGATGGTTCCCGAGAGGCCCTCGCTCACCTTCTTCGCGATGTCGTCCAGCTTGGGAATCGACCGCTTGATCGCGGAAGAGACGGCGCCGTTGATGGCTTCGTTGACCTCTTCCTTGGTCAGGACTTCGACTTCCTTGCCTTCGCTGTCTTTCAGGATCGCCATGCGACCTCCTGCTCCCGGGATGCTTTCAGCGCCCGGCCGCTGCATCGGTCCTGTGGTCTCGCCTGAGCGCCGCAGACCGCGGCGGCGCCAGACGTTCAGAGCGCTTCAGCGCTTTGGGTGAAAGGTCCACCGCTTCAGCAAAGGGGGCTTCAGTCCCTTGCATTCCGCGCGGTGGCAGCGGCGCGAAGGTCACATCGCGGGGGATGGGAGTGACCCTCACTGGTTGCGGCGGTGGGATTCGCACCCACGACCTCCGGGTTATGAGCCCAGCGCGCTGCTCCTGCGCCACGCCGCGTTACAGGTCGAGACCGCGAAGCTCCGCGTCGACCTCTCGCAGATCGGCAGCAGCGTCCATGACGCCGTGCCAGTCCTCTTCTTTCGTGACCTCGGCCAGGTACTCCCGGAGCACGGCTCGCCGCTCGAAGAGGCGATTTCGTCGCGCCGCGCGGTCCGCTGTGGCCGCAGGCGCCCGGAAGTCCGACGGGTGCATGTCCATCATACGTACAGCACCACGTCGACGTTGGTCGGGTTGGTTGGGGTCTGGCTCGCGATGATGCGAGTCGGCGCGACGTCTTCGCCCGCGTTCGCTTGCACCGGAAGCGAATGGTCGTTGGCCGAGTCTTCGGCGTAGCGCAGCCGGATGTAGCCAGTGCCGAGAGGCTTGATGGAGCGGCAGAGCCGTCCGCCGTCCTGCGCGCACAGGTCGCCGACGCCGAACTGGAACGTGCCGCCGGTGCCGCTCTGAGCCGGGATCGCGATGCTCGTGATGGTGTCGAAGGCTTGCGAGCCGCGGACGGTCTCATTGCCGCCCGCTTGGGTCAGCGAGAGCGACTCCGTGACGGTGCGCCCGCCGCGAGTGCCGGTGATGACGATGGGGTCCGTCGTGTTGTAGGTCGCCGCGCTCGTCGTGGTCGTGACCGTGACGCTGCGTGGCCCCGGGAGCAGTCGCCCCGAGCTGATGAGCGCGCCGTTCAGTGCCCCAACAGCGAAGTTCTGCGGGGACGCAGACGTCGCTGCGCTCGTCTTGATCCCGTCGGTGTCGTTGAGCTGCTCCGTCGTGAGCGACAACGTCAGAAGCGCGGAGTGAACGGGCATGCTCATGGCTTGGGTCCTATTCGGGGAGCCTTGTTCTTCGGGAAGTCGACGAAGCGGCGCTCGAGGAGCCGGCGGGTCAGGGCCTCAGGGCTCGACGTCTGGATCGACTCTTGGATGTAGCCGACCGCGTGGCGCCGGCCGAAGTGGCGCAGCTCGGCGCCTCGGACGTAGTCGCTGATCTCAGCTTTCAGCGCTTCGTAGTCCGACTTGATGCCGGGCAGCTTCACCTTCGCTGCCTCCGGGACGATGATCGTCACGGTTTCACAGCGGCAGTGTGGATGGATCTGGGGCCGGCCGTAGCTCGGGAACGGGCGGCCCACCGGGACCATCTGCCCGTCCGCTTCCATGCAGACCGGGCACGTCTTGCGGTCCAGCACCGCGGTCCACACGTCGAACATGACGTTGGGCCAGGCGCCCGGGTCGTCTGGGTCGTACTCCTCGGCGTCGACCGCCGCCTTCCAGAAGCCGTGCTTCTCGTCAGCGAAGGCGTCGTGCGCCTGGCTCACGGCATGACGCCGAACCGAGCCGTCGACGTGCTCGACAACCTTGGCCAGCCGCGCGGTGAGCGCCCCGACCACTTCGTTCTTGCGTCGCCAGGTCGTGATCTCAGCGGCGGTCACATCGAGCCACCGCTTGACCATGCCAGTCGACGCCTGCCGGGCCCTGAGCCCGTCGACCGCGGCGCCTTCGGCTACCGCGTAGGCGGTCGGGACGGCCTGGCCGGTGAGCCTGGCGTAGCGTTCGAGCCCGATAAGTTCCTCGGCGATCTGGGCCTGGGCGAGACGACGTGCCGCGGCGCGAGCCGCGCGCGTTTGGGCTGCAAATTCCGCATCGAGCTTGTCCGCTACCCGGTAGGTGGCCTCGATGGCCGCGGACCGGAGCTTGGTGTCGGCGACGCCGGCGCCGACGTTGCGGGCCACTTCACTGAGCAGCGCCGCGGAGGTCCCCTCGACGGCGGAGCGCAGGTAGCGGAGCGCGACGCGCTCGGCTTTGACGGCGCGCCGAATCGCGGAGCCGTGGAGCTTCCGGACCTGCGCCTTCGTCTCGCTGCTGAGGCGCGGCTGCTTGGCCATACTTACGGCTTACTTATGCGGCTCGGGGCGGAGGCTTTCGCGCCGGCCCCTCGTCTTCGTCCTCTTCGTCCTCGCCGCCCTTGAGCAGATTCTCACGGAGCAGGTCGTCCTCGAGCATCATGTCCTTGACGCCGTCGCGGACCTCCTCGCGCACCTTGTCGCGAGTCACCTGGTCCGCGTCGGGCAGAAGAGCTTCGGCGAGCCGCGCCAGGAACTCCGTCTTGAAGGTTTGGCTCGGGACGCGGGTGAGCTGGAGGCTCGACGCAATTTCGAGCAGCGTGGCCGCGTCGAGGAGTCGGAAGTTCTGGAAGCCATCGACGGTCCACCGTTCGTCGGATCCGCGCGCCGCAGACCAGAGCTTGCCGGCGAGCTGGTAGGACTCGACGAGGATCTCGGCGTAGGCGACCAGCATCGTCTTGCTGGACGCCGCGTCAGCGAGCTTGGACTCGCCGGAGCGGCCCACGGCCGCCGCGTTGTTGTCGACACCGAGCGCGAGCTGGTGGCTGACCCGGTACAGCTCGTCCTTGAGCGTTGCCTTCTCGTTGGCCAGCGCTTCGTAGGAGCCGGTCGAAGGCCCGACCCACTCCATGCTCTCTTCGACCCCCAGCGTGAGCCCGTAGCCGGCGCCCAGGATGTCCTTCATTCCCTTGCGCGCGTCCTCGGGCATGAGCTTGAGGACCGGCGTCGGGTACGCGGTGCGCTGGAGTGACCAGCTCAGCGCGCACGCGGTGCGGAAGTGCGCCTCCTGCGGGCTGCGCAGCTTGCCGCCGAGGTGCAGTCCCTTCGGGACGCTCAGCTCCACGATGGGCAGCCGCCCGAGTCGGTTGTCGCGCTGCTCGACCAGAGGGATGTCAGCGTCTTCCTTCGGACGGTTCCCCTCTTCGTAACTGATCGAGTAGATGTCAGTGCCGACCGCGGTGTGGTGGAGCCATCGCTCCTCGATCACGTTCCGCGCCGAGCCCAGGGTGGGGCGGCGACGGCGGCACTGATGCTCCAACACCCAGACCAGGTTGCCGGCATCGTCGGCCTCCCAGTCGTAGATGCACTCGACGTCGATGGCGCGGAGCCGAATCTTGTCGAGCCCCAGGTCGCGGTACGTCGCCAGGTCGGTCGGGGTGCCCTGTGCCGGAGGCTGCTCGACCGCGTAGTACGCGACCTGGAACGTGAGCGCCTCGCAGAACCGGGCCCGCAGGAAGTCGTCGAGATCCGCCCCGGTGCCGTCGCAGTCCTCGCGCCAGTCGCCGAAGCCCTCGGGCGGCTCGGACGGCTTGG